AAGGATGGAGGCGAGCAAGGGTCTGGCTGCTTGAAGGGTCCATTGGTCGAACCGAGTCTTCAAAGCATCACTGAACCGTGCCGGGTCTGTCGATTGCATGAGAGCCAATCGAGCTACCTTAGAAACCCGCTGCAGGATCTCGTCTGAAGCCAACTTGCCATGAACCTCACTCAAGTCACCCATCGTACGAGGGACATCCTTGTTGGGTACCAAGTAGGTTGACGGAGCCTCATACTTGTGGTTCCAAGCCGCTTCAAGGTCTGGGGCAAAGTCAAGGTTCTGCTTCGGAAGTGTGTCGAGATTCCGATAGTCTTCCTCGTTTACGTCAAGCCACTCAAGGTTGTTGACTGCGCCTTCCTTGAGAAAACCAGAGATGTCACCCAAATCAGCCATTTCAATATCCTTCAGTGGTAGTCTTCTCGGTACAGATCTTGTTGGTCGTTGCGGTAGTCGTGAGCATCCGACTTCCACTTAATATAGGGAACGTCTTGTTGTTCGAAGTTCTCACCCACGTTAGGGGTGATATCCCTGTAGTGATCATAGTTGACCCCACCATCCCCAGGCATCTGAGACTCTGAGAACATGTGCTCAAGATTATGGGAGGGTCGAGGAGTTAGAGGAGCCTCTGGAGAGTGGATGTTCATCTCCGGCATCTCTGAGGTTCCGTGGTGGTGCACGTTGAATTGATTGCCCTTATCACCATCGAAGTAATCACTTCGGGCGGCAGGGTCGGGGCCGTCAAAAGGGAGCTCTGACTCCGCTATAGAAGCCCACACGTCGTTTGGAGATAACTTGTCATCAAAGGGTGTTGAACCTGCTTCAGGGTCGTGCGTGAGTCCACCAGGATCGTTTGGTAACCCACTCTGAGGTCCATAGACTCCACGCCCATCAGGGTTAGCTGTGCCATAACCCTCTGACCCTTGACCTTTAGCTCCATACCCAAGCCCAAAGTCATTCGCCTCACCATGAGTATCATCATCAGAGGGCATATTGGATGTCCCCCAAACAAGAGATGCCCCAGCGGATCGACTTGTGTCATTCTCCCAAGGGGTCTTGTAGATGTACTCGTTTCCAACGCCCTCAGACTTTCCCCACTCATCTTCTACAGTGGGCTCGTCCTTGTTATAGGAACCCTCGGGGCCTGTCTGCTCCCCACGGTCTAGGTGATCAACGCGCGGACCTGGAAGGGTGTTGACTGGGAGAGAGGAGTTGGCCACTCTCTGAATGAATGGGGCCTTCCAATCCCTCGCCTGCTTGACTTTGAAGACATCGCCGGCGGGAGTCGGCTCACTTGTCTCTTGAGCCCCACCACCAGGAACCTGTGAAGCTTCCCCTTCCTTGTTCTCTTCATCCTTGATACGGTCGGTGAGCTTCTTAGTTTTTGGAGCCTTTTCAGCCTCGTCAACTTCCTTGTCCCCGTACTGTTCAGGATCTTGGAGTACTTCGTCGGACTCTTCAATCAAACCTTCGATCTCACCAGCCTCTTCCGAATCTAATAAATTGACCTCGGGTTGCCAATGAGGAGCGTGAACCTCGTCATGCAAAGTGTCAGTAATCGAGGACAGCAGTTCACAAGCCTGTTGCAACTGTGACCTGATCTCCTTGACCTTAAGAACATACCCTTTGCCACCAAGCATCCCGTCTGGAGAGATACTCGCAGACTTAATGCGCGCGAACTCTCGATAGGCGGTTAGAGAGTGTCCAAGAGCAACCGAAGCCGCGAACAAGGTTCGAGCTAGGGGCTTCAGGGCCTTAGGATTAAACTGATGCCCTTGAGGGATCGCACGCTTTCCAGCCCCCACATCCTCTCCAAAACCACCTGGTTTATGAGCTTGGGGTGGTGGCAAGGGCAAGCCTTCTTCCCTAGCAATGACTACCCTAACCTTTTCACGATTATTCAAGGTTCCTCCAATTAGGCCTTAAGAGGCGCACCATTGTCGTCAAAGGTTCTCTCGACGAACATACCGCCGCCGTCGCCCTGCCTACGAATGGTCCACAGGTCCCTAGTGGACTTGTGTACTAACTCATCAGCGGATAGTCGAACGAATGCACTAAGATCCTGAATGGAAGCTACCTTCTGTCGAAGAGGCGTTACCATCTTGGCGTTCCTAGCTAAGAAGCAATCCAACCCTGTGGAGGGTTGGACCTCAAACTTGCTCAAGTCAAAATCCTGGTCTGCCATTCTACCCTCACGTAATTACAAGACGAATCTCAACGTCTATGTAGTTATTGGAGCTATAACCAATAATGCGCAGCTTTTCTGAGTAAGTCCCCTGCAGCATACCGTTAGTTGGTTGGACGGTAACGGTGATCAACTCACCCTCGGTCGCCTGAAGGGTACCCTCAGAGGGTAGCCAACTCCGTAACCAGTTCCCGCATAGGCCAGTAATAGCCCGGATGTCGTACTCAAGGACTGAGCCAGCTGGCCCCATGTTCCCAATACTGAAAGTCTGTTGTGGGACCTGCGGGTACTGACCATTGAGTGGACGTACCACGTTGAAAGTGACTAAGGTGTCGCTCGAGGTTATCAGAGCCCTGGGACGGACTGTGATGAGTACAGGAACTGTCTGCGGATTATTGGTAGCTGTAGGGTCCTGAACAGTTACTGATTCGGGGTACGGACTATTGGATGCCAATAACCCAGTTGAGTCGACTTCAACCGTAAAATCCCCACTCTCGTTGGCAGCTAACCCACCAAGGGTAGAGGGACTTACTTTAACGAAGGGGGCGGATGCCGTAAGGCTCGCACTCAGTAGTGAACCAAATATCCCTCGATTAGTGATAAGAACAGTTTGGGAGTTAGAGTAACCCCTACCCTCGTCAACCTCGAATACGAACGACGCAGGTGGACCAATAAGGATACTCGGAGCGAAGTTAGACTTCAACTCTACGATACTATCAGCCATCGCTTGGATGACCTCACCTGGGATCGGAATTGAATCTCTCAGCAGTCCGTAGGGGGACTTGACATCCCGAACCTGGTAGGCTGGAACTGACTGGGAAACGTCGACTCGAGTAGTCCAATACCACTTACCGGCTGGTATTGAGTACTCGAATTGATAGTCTTGAAATCGGAGGTTCTGTACGGATGGCAAGGCAGTCCTCTAAACTGCCAAGCGTACAAGTAAATGCTCAATCGAATCACAACCCGGACAGTTCGTCGCCACCACGATTTTCCCATTGAGGGAGTTTTACTGCTCTAAGTATATTGAAGTTCTTACTAGCAATGGATGAGAACACCTTAAATAGAGGTTCAAAGGTTGGGTCTTCAATAGCCTTTCGCTCAAGGAGCTTCACAGCCCCAAAGAAACGGTGCCGAACCCGACCTTGAGTGAGACCTAGCTGCATGGCTACCTCACTTTGGCATGTAGTCTTCCACATACCAACTAGAATATCGACATCAATTGCCTTGAGTGGTACAAATGGCAAATTATACCTCATCTCGCTCTCTGTGATCTGAGGTATTGACAGTAAAAACTTGATCCTCTGTAACCCTCGGTCCAGTCGGTAACTAATTGCTGCCTGAGTTACGTCGAAGATCTCGGCTATATCAGCTTGGCGCTTCTTCTGAATGTAGTACAGCTCAATCAGATCAGCTTCCCTATCTGGTATCCTATCGAGGAGCGGCTTGACTTGTGTTTCAAAGTGCAGCGAGGATAGGATAGACATGACTTCCTCCTCGCCCGCCTCCTCAATAGGCTCATCGAATAATGGCTCTGGCGATGCAAAACGGTTTGCCAACTCTGCAGGATCAACCGAAATCGTAAAGCCAGTGCTACCCATAATACCTCAGCTATTCTTGGTAAATCCAGCCCCAACGGGGGTCTGAAAGAAAGTCGAGATCAAGGTCTCAGGTTGGATGGAACACTGTTTTAAGGCGTCAAAAGCACTATCAAAGTTTGGAGCGGACTCCACAACTTGGTAGTCTAAGTCAGTTCGAAGCGCCATGAGTTCCACGTTTAACCTGGCTTGTTTCTCAAAGCCTCTAATCTTCTCGTATTGGGTCTTCGTGACCCCGGCTAAGCTAGAAGCGTAAACCCCATCGATCGATCCGTGCGTGGTTAGTAGTGACGCCAAGATCTTTCGGGGTACTCTTGGGACCCCAGGTAAGTTATCTGATGTGTCACCCGAGAGTGCTCGCAGGTGAACCATCAACCGGGGCGGTACCCCATACTCTGACACAACTCTATCGGGGTCGTAAAGGGTCTCAGGTCGACTTCCTTGCTTAGGTACTAAAAGTAAGTCAGTATATGTAACCAACTGTAGGAAGTCACGGTCGGTAGAGATAATGATGTTGTGTTTACCACTTAGCTTGTTTTTCAGTAAACAAGCAATTATGTCATCTGTTTCCTCATCTGGGTTGTGTACTTGTGAGATCCCAAACATTGGAAGTATAGACTGGAGTCGCGCCATCTCATCATGGGTACCTTGACTGTGCTCTGGTCTACCAGCCTTGTAGTCTGGGTACATGTCAACCCTACGCTGTTTTGAGCCATCCCACACTATGTACATGTTAGCTCTCTCAAAACGCTTCTTGAGTGATGCTAGGCTGCGCAAGAACCCAAATACCAATGCAGTTGACCTACCCTCGCTATCCGTTAGCTGGACAGGAATGTTTCGTAGGGCATTGACTACTCTATAGGCGAGGTTATGCCCATCAAACACGATGTTGTTAGCCATATCTGGGTTCCAATCTGGTATCGACTTCTCGAGCTGGTCAAAATCACTGTGAATCTGTGAGTACCTAGCTATGAAGTTGTCAAGTAGCTCAATAGAGGCTGAGGCACTGTACAGTTGATCAACCTCTGGTAGTTGGATCAAAGGAAGGTAGAAGAAGAACCCGGACCTCGATATGAATGAGTTCATTTGCTGAACTCGATGAAACTTCTTCAGCAGAGGTTCACTATCTGAGCCGATAAAGGTCTCAGGGGCAGCGGGGTCTACCAGTAGTTTCCTGGCTCGTCTAAAGGTATTCAACCACGAGGTTATTCTGAGATACCTGTTATACTTAGCGATCAGGGGATCTTTTGACTTCACCAAGTACCCGTTTGGAGCCTTAGCTCGATCTATCCACTGCTTGATCCTGATCAACTTAGTCAAGAACGGTGAGTTGTACTGCTGATCTTCGGTATCAGAGACGTACTTCAAGAAACTTCTCGGCAGAGTGATCAGCGCTTGCTTAGACCTCAGCTTGACGAATACCTGAACAGAGTTGTTCTCAGGTATATTCTCAATCACCTTACCAACGATACCGCTATAGGCCCCACTCATGACCAAGACTTCGTCGCCGACCTCAATCCCCTGCTCAGTTTCGATATGGAGCTGAAGACGCATCTGTTCGATGGAGCTATCAGGTACCGCAGATATTCTACGAATTCTATGGTCCAGTACCGTTAGAATCGAGGTAATGTACTTAGACCCCTCCAACTTGAAGTACACGGGGTCCGGTTGTGTCCGCCTGACAAAGATATAGTTCTCAATAAGCTTGTATACAGACTTGGAATGTCCGCGCGTGATGGTGGAGGCAGGAACGAATACGTCCTTTAAGCTCTTGATAGCTTTTCCAACAGCTTTTCTGAGGACCTCGGGGTCCTCATCCTCACCTTGAGGGCTTAGTTCTAGAACAACCCACTCAGGCATTTCCCCCTCTACTCCAGAGTTCAGCGAACCCTCGGCGCCAAGTTTCGTGACTAATTAGCTCTCTATCACTCGTGTTAGTCTCATGAGGTGTCAGAGTTAGCTTCTTTCTTTTACCAGGGTTTTCTTCCGGGATAACTTGAGTATCGTATGTAGTCAGGGCTCTAGGGTCATCTGACCCTAGATTTCCAATTGGTATTCCGTCACTTGACGCTCGACCTGTATTCACAGACTCAGCCTCCACCACTGGGGTCGTAGTCAACTCCTCAGCAATCTTGGTGGGTGTAGCTGTAATCGGTGGTGGAGGCTGAGTCTGTGATACTACAGGAGCTGATATGGGTAGGACAGGAGCTGGCGCTACAGGTTGAGCTGAGACGAAAGAAGCCTTAACTCCGGAGAAGGCCAACGCGGTAAGATCACAAATCAGTCCAACCTGGGTAACATATCTAGACCTCAAGAAGTGACTTGCGATCTTGATCAGCTCCACCCCATAGATCTTGTATACCTCTACAGCTAGCATCTTGTCAGTGAACGAGAAGTCGGCTCCCATCCCGTTTGCTAACCGGAATGAGTTCATAGCGGCCTCCGAGAGGCCAGAGACGACTTCCTCAGCGGTCATCCTCTCGCAAGCTTGGTCGACAAGCTGGAGAGCCTTCTTGGTGTCCGAGGTCAAGTTGAGTAGGATCTGATAATAAGTGGAGATAACTGACAGATTGAGGTGGTCTCGAACATTGTCTAGGGTAACAGGACCAATCTGAGCAATCATCTCAAGACGGCTCACCACATCACGGACATGACCCCCAGCATAGTCAATGACTGTTAGAATACCGTCATCATCAAACTCAACCTTCTCTGCTTCTAGAATGCGCTTCATCCGAACTAGGATGTCCTCGCGCGTAACCTTCCGAATACTCCTCACATCGGGATCGAATAGCACCACGGACTTTTTCAGGTTCCGTGGTGCAAAACATCCCAATCATCTTGCGCTCTTCCAGGGGTTTCAAGAGAACGTCTTGAGCATCCTTACTCATCCGATGGCACTCATCAAAGAGGTAGATTCTCTTTGAGGCTCCCATCACAGAGAATGGAAGACTGTCAACGATTCTCCGAATCTGATCAATACCACCTTGACTGGCCGCGTCTTGCTCGGAGAAGGCTACCGAGGAGTCGTTCAGGATAGACCTACAGCTCTCACATTGGTTACAAGGCTCAGGGTTGTTCTTGTCTAGGTTCTCGCATAGCATCGCCCTAGCGTAGATACGAGCCAAGGTGGTCTTTCCCTGACCACTACCACCACTAAAGATGTAACTAGTGTCAAGCGCGGTCCCATTTTTGAGCCGAGCTTTGAGTAGTTGAACTGTTCCCTCTTGACCTAGCACATCGGCAAAGGTCAAAGGCCTATACGTGGTATCCCACACTTTATGACCTTTTATTCGTTAGCAGCCGTTTGAAGTTCGTTGTCTTCATCGTTTTCGGCAGTCATGAAACTAAGGTCAAGCGATTGAGCTACAATCGCGAAGTTCGACAAGTCATCAGTCCAAGCCCCATGACGTCGAAGGATTGAGCTGAACTCGTAGACATCAGGCTCACGTGTCTTCCACTTCATCTCAGATGTCTGCTCGTCCTCCTCACCTGTGCAACACTCTAGTAAGTGATCGACCAGTGCGGTCCGACGAGCTGCATCCAATTCATTCCAAATGTCGAGTGGTATTTCCATTAAGAAGTCAGGCTCACCGGTAATGAGGAACTTTTGCAAGTCACTCATCTTCTTCACGGTACCAAGCACAGGCTTACCACCGCGCTTGCTGCACTTCTCCTTGAAGATATACCTGAAGCTGGCTTCAGCTAGCTCCGGATGATGGGTACCAATTAGGCTCTCAGCGATAGTTTGAACCGCTTCAGCTGGTTCATAAGTCTGTGCCATAACTACTCCCTAACCTG